ACAGGCACGCTGTCAGTAGCGCGCGGCGGCAGCGGCGCAGGAACGCTGACCGGAGTTCTGATCGGCAATGGCACATCGGCATTCACAACGGTTACAGCGCCAGCAGGAACGATTGTCGGAACTACGGACACTCAAACGCTGACGAATAAGCGCAACACCCCGCGCATAACGACAATCACCAGTTCGGCAACTCCGACGATCAACACCGATAATTGTGATTGCGTGACGATTACGGCACTCGCCGCGGCGATTAGCACCATGACGACGAACTTGTCAGGATCGCCGAATAACTTCGACAAGCTGATTTTCCGAATCAAAGACGATGGCACGGCCCGGGCGATCAGTTGGGGCGCATCATTCGTGGCAGAAGGCGTAGCGCTTCCGACAACTACCGTTCTTTCAAAGGTTCTTACGGTCGGGTTTATTTACGACAGCGTAAAGACAGCTTGGGGATGCGTAGCTAGTGCACAAGAGGCATAACATGGCGTTTGGATATTACAGCCCATATACGATCAACAGCAGTCAGGTCCCAAGCACTCAGACTGATTTCCCAATTCTTGTCAGCGTAACCGATGCGCGTTTTAAAACAGTCGGCAACGGTGGGCACGTACAGAATTCAAGCGGGTTCGACATCCGACCTTATTCTGATTCGGCGCTCACGACGGCTATAACCGGATATGAGCTTGAACGCTATAATGCCAGCACTGGTGAAGTTATAATGTGGGTGAAAAGAAGCAGCGTTGCAGATGCGCTTGTGACTTATCTTGCGTACGGCGATTCAGGAATTTCCACAGACGGAAGCAGCGGATCGACCTGCTTCAGTAATAATTTTGTAAGCGTCTATCATTGCAAGGATGGGACGACGTTGAGTGTTGCGGATTCCGTCGGAACGAATAACGGGACCAATAACGGAGTAGTGGCTACAGCCGGCAAGATTAATGGCAGTGGGTCTTACGGAGGTGGGCAATACATTGACATCGGCACATGGGCAGCACCGGCGGCAATCACGTTAAGCGCATGGGTAAACCCGACGTCATTACCAAACGCTTACAATACGATTATCAATCACGGAACAGCAACCGGCAGCGTGAATTACTTCACGCTGGATATAAAGAGCAACGGAAAACTAGCGATGGGAGTTTTAGCATCTGCCGGTGTATCATACGACGGCACGGGGTCGCATACTATCACGACCGCAACTCAATGGTTCCTCACCCTGACGTATAGCAGTTCAGCCGGATTGGTTGGATATGTAAACGGCGCATCAGATAACACGGCCGCGGCCAATGGAACAATCAACACAGCTTCCAAACCCACGTGGATCGGTAAGAACGGATCGTTTAACTGCTGCTTTTTCACCGGCGGAATTGACGAGGTTAGAATTTCAAGCGTGGCGCGTTCAGCAAACTGGATCACCACTGAATACAACAACCAAAGCGCGCCGGGAACATTCGCAACGCTAGGAACAGAGATCGGACCAACCAGCACAGCTAATTTCTTCACGCTCTTTCCTTAAATGGCTGATCAAGATTTCAATATCAAGGTTGTCACGACTGCTGACACGACAGGTCTAAAGCAGACCTCTGCTGAACTCGACTCGTTAAAGAAAAAGCAGTCTGATTATGCTGCTGCGGCAAGCAAGCAAGCCGTCGACGCAGAAGCGAAATGGGCAGCGTCGCCATTGAATCCTAAAAATGCGGCAACGGGAGGTGCTGCTCCTGCGGTCGCAGTAGGAGGCACGGCAAGCTCTTTTGGGTCTGCCGCGGGAATCGGGACAATCATTTACGCACTCACCCACGCAATAACAAAATGGCGCGAGTTTAACGCTGAACAGGACAAATGGGTCGATGGCATGATTAAGGCGCAAGAAAAGTCCCGCGAACTTGGCCTTTCGATCGCTGACATGCTAGATGCCATGAAATCTGTGGAACGCATCGAAACTGAACCACTGCAAGTCTCATTCGACCGTCTAAAATACAAGGTAATAGAATTAAAAACAGAACTTCAACTCGCTTTTAGTGCTGGACGATATGAAGAAGCCAAAAAATACGCGCAAGAACTTAGCGTAGTTGAATCACAACTGAACCGAGTAACAAACCAACTTGACCGCGAGAAGGCAGCAGCAGATGCAGCAGCAGAGGCAAACGAAAAAGAAGCGGCGAGTTTCCTGAAGGGCGCTGTTCAAACAGCACAGCCGCAAGTTCAGGCAGCATTACAGAACGAAGAAAAAGCAAGGCAGGCGCGTTCAGCTGGACTGGAAAGAGACGCCGACCTTCTACAAAAGACTGCCGACCAACTCAAGAAAAGTTTTACGACAGAGCAACAGCAGGAATACGAGGGCTTAACGAAATCGGTTCCAGTTGGACGCAAAGCAGGTCCAGGAGAATCGCAGGAAGCACTCGACGACATAGCACGCAATCAAATCAATTTTCAACGACAACTCACAGGACAACCACCGTTGCCTTCTGGCGCGGCGCAGGGAAATGCTGATCTGAGTGCTGCGATACAGCAAGCGTTCGATGCTGCAATGTCTAAATATTGGGGGCCGTAATTCATGTCAGTAACGCTCACACTCGTCGGAAAGCAACCTCGGCAATCTCAGTGGGGTCTTGATTCGTTCACTGAACGTTATAAATGCGATGCGACGGCTGACGTCGTTTTGACTGACGCGAGCGTTCCACAACGATTATCAGCCCATCCAGATTACCCGTTCATGTTCCTGACTGACAGGTATTGCACAGAGACCGGAGAATCCGCATCGGCACTAGATCTTGTTTATCAGGGCGCATTGAAAGACGATGGTGAAGGCAATCCAGTTTTGCCTCCACAAAAGCCAAGCAGTGGGGGACAGGTCGCCTCGGCAACGACGAATACCGACTCAACAATTTTCCCTGCAACCGTCACCAATCCTGCGACTGTCACATTCTATGCGGTGACAAGAATACTTAGCTTTGTCAGCAACGACCCGGCAGACGCATCCGCGCCGGACGACCCGCCGGAAGTGACTAGCCTAATCACGTGGGACTTGGGTTTCGGAGTGCAACCCGGGCTGAGTATTCCTGACATTCAAACGTTTCTACTTACAAGCGCGTTCGTTCAGTCGATCACCGAAACCCCGCCAGAAGTCGAGCCGATTGTGTCCGGCCAATATTACCAGATCACGAAAAAGAAAACGCGCACACTTCTGCCATACGGACCTCCATCGTGAACCTTGATACCCTGCAACTACCACAAAAGGGGTTCACGAAGGCAGAACGCGAATGGATTAAAAATGTTTTGATCCCGGCGATCAAACTCGTTCACGCCGTGCAGGGGCGTAACTGCTCAATCACCGATGAGGATTCGGGCCAGAAGATCAACGCCGCAGATTGCCAGCCGTGCCCCTGAAACTTTCAAAGTTTAGTGGCCCAGGTTCGACGCCTTCGCGCCGCAGATTTTGGGATAACATTGCCAACGCGGTTGCGTCATGCCGCAAACTCCCCGGCAAAAATGTTTCTGTCACCGAGTATGACAGTGGAAGTCTGATTGATGTAAATCCTCAGCGCGCAAATAATCAAGGCGGAGGCACAACTGGTGCCTGTTGTTATAGTGACGGCACTTGCGCTATTACGACTGCGGACGGATGCACGGGAACATATCAAGGAGACGGCACCGTCTGCGACCCGAATCCATGTTTACAGGAGTGTTCGTGTGGATTTGATGCGTTCGATGGAAGTGGCAGAAGATTTCTAACCAGAACTTTTAACTTGGTTGTCCATTACGATCATGACTACGGAGGGGGTTTCCATAGGATTACAGATTTTACAATGCATGTAGTAGCACAAATAGATCCAGAAACCTGTACTGAAACAGTCACTTGTTCTTATACAATGTCATGTGACGATGCTGGTTTATGCTCGTGTATATCATCTGGCGATTGTGATAGTTTTACTGGCTGTCCAGATTGTTTAGATTGTTCCGGCGATCATTGGTTTGATGGGATTGATTGCGGGGTTTGGTCTTGTTCAACTTCGTTTACTGCTACCCATCATGAAGATGACGCAACGTATAGTATTGGCGCAGATACAGGAACGGCAACACAAACTATTGATCTGTCTGATGAATGTATTCCGGTATGAAACTAGGAGACGCAATTTCAAGTGTCGCAACGCCTGTCGGTCGAATGTTGAAGATGGATTGCATAGACCCGGAGACGAACAAACTTCGGCCAGAGAGCGGTTGCGCTAAAGCCCGCGATCGGATGAACAATGGGGAAGCATTTCTAACCGTGATGTTCGATAGATTTTTTGAACAACGAACCAAAGGAGAAAAAGTGAAATACATATTACAAGTCGAAGTCGAGGCGGATGATCTGCCCGAAGCGATTGCGAAAAAAAATGAAGGAAAGGTAATCGCGGGAAATCCCAGGCTTACGCCTGTTCCACAACAGAAGCCTAATCTGTTGCCACCTGCGAAATAATTTTCGCAAGTGTGTGCCGTTTCTAAAAGTGAAATGGATTTACGCGATCTCACCCCTCAGAAAGACCCCAAGGGCGGAAGTCCTCGCACACCGCCCGGAGGAATTCGCGTGTCTGAGTATGCCGAATTTCCGGCTGCGCCGACTGCTGCTGTTCACGAAAGCGGAGTTTGGAAAGTTATCGCGTGCAGCTCAATTAGCGCGCTTTTAGCAATGACCGTGGCATGGTTCACGGCAATGCAAGCCAAGGGAATATCAGAGTCCGAGCTTAAAGCCTATGTGAAAGAATATTCTCCCTACGTGTTCGACAAGGATAATCTTGCCAGGCAGCAAGCCGCACAAGATACTGAAATGGGCAGGATAGCCGGCCGCCAAGAACGCGTGCTAGAACGGCTCGGGAAAATTGACGAGCTGCATGTCGGCTACGACCGGTCGATCCAAGATTTATACAAAAAAGTGGACACGATCACGAACTACATGGAAGCAGAAAAGACCCCGAAACGGTGAGATGGATTGTGATTTGTTTTCTGATTGCAGGTTGTGTCTCGGCACCCAAAAAGATTCACTATCACGCAGCTATTCATCACCGAAAGAAAACCGAAACCGTGACCGATAACGACGACGCAGCTATGCGAGCATTGATTAAATCGCTGAGGGAATGAACAGAATCGCCATACAGATCGTCACCACAATAATCAGTGGGTTTATTCTCGCGCTACTGATTGCTGAATGCCGCGATATTCGCCAGACCCACGATGCGGTTATCAGGTTGGAAAATAGGCGTTGACAATCCCGCGGGTTTCTGGTTGATAGCATTTTATTGAAACAAATTAACTGGCGCTCAGTCGGGGCCGCGATTGCTTCCGCATTGACTATTCTGGCGGCATTGCCTTACACCTTGGGAGAATTCGCAACGCTCATCCCTCCATCATGGAAACCGAGAGTGGTTTTTGTTGGCCTCGTTGCGTCCGTTGGGCTCAGGATTTGGAATTCGATAGAGACAAAACCAACAGGAAGCACGCCATGAGCATGAACCCAAAAACGATCCTAATTGTAATCGCAATTCTACTAGCCGCGTGCAGCTATGCCGGATGGCCGACGCTTGGCGCCGCGGTGATCATCCTGGCAGTCGCCAATTTCGTTCCGTGAAGATGTGGCAACGTCAACTATTACGGCTTGCTATTCTGGCCGTGCTGATCGCATTATGCTGGTGGTGCGCGCCGTGAATGACGAATCTACTTTTATTGCTGCAACTGGCAGCGACCATCGCAGTCTTAATCAACACAAGGAGAATACACATGACACTTGAAGAACTCGCAGCACAACTTGACGTGCTAGGCGCGCAACTCAACAAGGCATTGCAGGAAATCTTGGCCGAAATCCAGGCACTCGATAACGTGCCGCAAAGTGTGATTGACAAACTGACCGCGGCTCAAGCCGTAGCGCAGCAGCTCGACGACTTGAACCCTGACCCACCCCAACCCAATCCGTGAATCCCGTCACCACCGGGATTCTGATTGGCGCAACTTTGGGCTGGCTGATCATCGTCGCGTTTCTGTCAACCGGATGCTCCGACTTCGGTAAATACGTTTCGGAAGTTGACGCGACCGGAGGCATGTCGTCTGACCCGAATAATCCAAACTACGAACAGGTAACGGCTGGCGCGAAGTTCTATTTCCGCGACCCGTCACCGCGCCGGTTGCCGAACTACTCGAAGGATAAATGACATTCAGCGCCACAAAAGCAAAGGTCAAGAATCGCGGGAATCCGCCTGATTCATTTCTGACCGAACTTGTTGAATGGGGGCTTTCTGCCCCACCTGAAATCTTCGCGCCTAATTCTAACCCTGACGACATTTACAGCGACGTACGGCCAATCCTAGGCCCGTGGCAGAACCTTCTACACCGTCGCGCTGCTATGCTCGAAGTGATGCGCGTCCATGCCGGGTTTGAATCGTCGTGGAATTGGAATGAAGGAGTGGACGTTACCAATCAGACGAGCCTCCACAATAAGAATGGAGAAGAAACCGGAATATTCCAAGTCTCGTTCGACAGCACATTATTGAACGATCACGCAATGAAAGCGTTCGCAGTTGAACATGGGATTGGTTCGCCAGGATCGTTCATTCCCGAAATGAAGCGAAATCACCCGCTCGCTCTAGAGTATTACGCGCGACTTGTACGCGTAAATATCAAATGGGCAGGACCTTTGATTCGGCATGAAATTGATCCGTGGCTATCGGCAGCAGCAGTATCAGAATTTCAGGATTTGATGTTCGGTTTATGGACGGTTGGAAGGAACAATTTACTCTCATCAGGCGTCAGTCCGATGGCTGACCGGGACACGAAGTAAGATCAGTTTTCGCATTCTCAATAGCGGCGTCGATTGCGAATGTGCTTTCGCCGTTACGTTTTAGTCTTCGCTTGGCATCATTCAGCGCATTCACGAGTGGCGTCTCATAAAATCTTCTTCCATCCGGTTTTCGTTTTTTGGTACATCTCGAAGTCTGCCCAGCGATGAATTTCTTTTGCTGTTTTGAATTTGACTTTGGAATCGTCCCAAATATGGCCGCCCTTGATTTCGATGAATATCAGTCGTGCTTCGCGCTCAATGAAGAAATCAGGCGTGTACCAGCAATTATCTGCCAGCTTTAGTTTAATCGACTCGAATCGCCATTGGTAAATCTCTCCGGCTCGACGACGAGCCTCAAGAATCAGTGCAAACTCCGATTCGGTCTTGTTCATCTCGCCACGCTTTCCGTTTCTTGAGCCTACAGATGCTCTGGGACGCGTTTTCTTGTGTTTGCCACCAAAGATATGCGGATTTGAATTACGAACTGTTTCTGAAGCCTGTGCTATCCAATCGGGTTGTTTCATAAAAGGCGAGCAGCAGCGGTGTCATGGCGGCTAAGGCGCGGGAAATAACCCTTTTGGGCACCTCTTTCCTCAGTTGATCGCTCTCCGCCGCTGCTCATAAATCAGAATCCTTCCCGGCGCGATGTTCAAGATAACTTCGCTCCTGGCGGACGGTTTTAGTTAAACGGGTAATGCCGTCATGCTCGCTGGCCGCGAATCGTGCAGCTCGAGCTCCAAGTCTGCCAAGTAATGATTCCTCCCACGTTTGAAGTAAGGCAAGCTTGCCGTAATAGCGTTCGACGCGCTTCAGTGTGCGAAGTCGGTTTGCTTCTACGTAGCGTTGAGTGTTTGCTGGCGGGTTTCGGCTTGTCATAAATGACTCCACGTGCGTCTTGAGACTATCAGTGAAACGTTGCTTTGATGAATGTTGAACATTCTAGCAATCGTCGCCTGCTTGATTCCTTCAGAACGCATCTCCCTGATTGTCCGGATTTTATCTTCCGACAATTCGGATCGAATGTATCCCGTTTTTGTTCTACTTACGGTCCTTCCACGTGATACTCTGTCAGCTACGTTTTGCTGCTGAGTTCCAGCAATAACATGATCTGGATTAATACACCATTCATGGTCGCAAGTATGTCTGCATACAATATAGTTCGGCTGAACCCCAAATTTCTTAAACAGGATATGTCTTGCAATTGTTCTGGTTGGTTCTCGGTGTCTCTGTATTTTCGGGTATCCATCACGGTTTGCTTTGTGGCTTAGACACCGAATACAATTACCATCAAATTCCCAACGCAGTATCTTCCCTTTCATTCGAGCCTCATCCTTTGACCTTGAAATGTGAAATCGTAAATATGCATCGCTAGAAATCTTATCGGCGTGTGCTTGCGCTTGTTGCGACGAAAGAAGGTCATGCCGCCTCCAATCTACGAAGTTGAGCGGTCTTCATTATTCGGTAGTGGGCTACTTTGAATTTGTGCATGATTCATAGGCGTTAGAGGTTTCTACGGTCAAGTACCCAACTGTTTGGTATTGTCAAGGTCTAAAACGCGTTGCGCCATCCTTTTTGCAGCCATTTCGCAATAGCATGAAGCAGTGGGTATTGAGATCGCGATGGAACACGTCGATAGCGTGCGCGATCGCGTCCATCGCTTTCTGATCCCGGTAGATTTCAAGGACGAGCGCAGGGAATCCGCGCCGGTAACTGACGAAAATCCATTTCTTGAATCCGGTCACATACATGCTTCCGAACACCTGCGCGACGTACTCTTTCGGCAGAACTCCATTGACCAGATATTTAACATGCGTGTGAGCGGCCGGAGATTTGATTTCAAGTCCGCATTCTTCTCCTTCGATTAGTCCATCCGGAGAGCAACCGAAACGCCCATCGTCGGTGGTGATGAATCCGACCTGCCGAATGTGCTTGTCGTATTCAAGCGCATACCAGGGACGCGCCTCCTCCTCGACGATCATTCCCTGCTCGAGCATGAAGCTCGACGCGCTTAAGTCGATCAGCGGACGGCCTTGAATCTTCTCAGCGACCTTCTTGTAGATGTAGGTTTTCGGAGTCTCGCCTTTGCGGAGTTCAAACTCCGGCGTGATCAGGTTATCCAATCCGCTCGCCGTGGGGATGCCAAAATGGAGTTTCGTCCATTCCAAAGTGCCTTGTTCGCAATCGTGTATTTTCACTCTGTGTCCTCCGACCAGATTGAGCAACTACCTGAAGACCTAAGAACCGCAGCGGCATACCGCAAGGCTTTCCAAAGCGAAGTAAAAGATGGCCCTCCGCTCGTTCGGGGATGGTCAACGTGCCAGATTCGCCTTTTCATTTCCATTCTCCATCCTGTGAAAGTTTCTCCCGCGCAGCCTTCGCCGTTTCTTTGCGGCGCAATAATTCATCCAGCATCGGCCATCGTTCATCTGAGATTTCAGAGAAGTCGGATGCTCCTGCATATTTGAGAAACGCCGCGCGATCCGCGCCGACTGCGGTCACGCGCTTTTCTAAGTCCTCGGCCAACGCCTTCCCGATCGGCGCCCCGATCATGCGCGCGTCGTCGTCGTGTTCGACAACGATGTTAAGCGCATCACATAGCGCGCCACGTTTAGCGTAGGTCTTCGCTGCTCCGTCCGCCTGTGTCTCGGTAGCACCCGGTGGACCTCCGCCGATTCTAACGGCAAACTCGTTCGATTGGCTGAAACCTCCGACATGGCGCAATGTGCAAATCGAAACCATCCTGCCGCCCTCCATGAACCGGGATGTGAAACTCACCGCGAATCCGTTGTCGACCAGCACGGGTTTGACCTCGGCCATGATGTCTTCGTATGGCGCGAAACGATACCGCGGCGTTCCGTCTTTGTTTGGGACTTGGCGCGTTGCATTCACGGATGCCAGTTCGCTTTGTAGCTTTGCGAACGCCTGGTTGAACTGCTTCTCGGCGTCCTTTGCTTGCATCCGATCGTAAAGACCGACCAAAGCCTCAAGGGCTGAAACGTTTTCAGCCGTAATGCCTTTGTCGATCACCTTCTGAAGCATCAAGGCTACCGACGGTTCTGCTAGTGCTATGGATTTTTCACTCATTTATTTGGGTTTCTTGTTTTCGTTCTGATTCCCGGACGGCATCAAGCCGCCCGGCGTGGGTTTCGCAAAGACAAATGTCTTCGCCTTGAAATTGTCGGACTGTGGTCGCTCGGCTGTAGCAAAGATCTCTGGCGCAATAGATGCGCTGCCGGATCAGCCGTGCGTGATAGGAATCGTTCATCGCGGTTCTCCGAATTGACTGCTGGCGTAATCGCTACGTCTAGAAGCTTCATCGCATCCCGCCATGCCGCAGGTCAAGTGACCGTCAAGCGCAGGGCGATTGCAGCCAGCAGCGCACCGCGGCCAATCAGTAGGGTATCCGTCTTGCCCGGAATGCTCGCACGGTTCCTCGATCCATTCTCCGCAATCGGAGCACCATACTGCGCCTTCGGGTGGCGCGTGTTCGGGCTGGCGCTCGATCCATGCGTCGGGGGTTTCGGGGTAGGCGTTCATTTACGAATAATCTGCAAACGCGCGATTTCATCCTGCCGATTCGTGCCATTTGCCTTGGCGTTGAAATCCGCAGCCGCAAAAACTGCTTCGTCGATATTCCAAAACCAGCGAGTCGAAAGCCCTGGCACCGACGCCGCCCATCTCGGCCATTCACGATCGACTGATTTAAATACGAATGCTAATCGGGGCGCTTTGCCCTCGACCGTTTGATTTATTTCTCTCTCCATGGCACGGAACCTAATCGATAGGTTTAAGCGTGTAAAGATTTATTTTCAACTATTTTTCGGCGCTTGTTCTGTGGCCTCCCGCCAAGCTTCCCATTCTCCCTGCTCGACTTCGCTTTTCGTTTGCTTGTGCGCTGGCCGAGTAATCGCATGGCGACTCGGATTACCTCATCGTTAGTCAATTTCAATCCAACCATGCCCCACGCTAACCGTTCGGAATTATTTTAGCAAGGCGAAAAGAAAATGGTTGACGTGTAAACAGATTTTGTTGACAATTCACGAAATGACCGGCTACACAAAACTGTTCGGAAGCATCATCACCTCGACAATCTGGCGCGAGGACAAGGAAACGAAAATTCTGTGGATCACGATGCTCGCTTTGAAAAACAAGAACGGGATCGTAGAAGGTTCGATTCCCGGCCTTGCGGATATGGCGCGTCTGAATCTCAACGAGACAATCAAGGCGCTCAAGGTATTGAGCGAACCGGATGAATATTCGCGGACGCAGGATCACGAAGGGCGCAGGATTCAGGCGATTGATGGCGGCTGGATTGTGCTGAATCACGACAAATGGCGCGACAAGATGAATGCCGACGAGCGCCGGGAATACCTGCGCGTGAAACAGCAAGAACATCGCGCGAAAGTGTCAACAAATGTCAACGCTAGTCAACAAATGTCAACGCCGTCAACACATTCAGATTCAGATGCAGATACAAAAACAGATAAAAAGAAGAAACCCCCTAACCCCCTAAAGGGGGAATGTGACGGCTTCGATTTGTTTTGGAATGAATACCCGAATAAGCAATCCAAGATCGCCGCTAAGCGCGCATGGCTGAAGATCAAACCGGACGAGCGCGAGGAAGTGATGCGCGGAATTGCGGCCTGGAAAGCGTCGGAGAGTTGGCTGAAAGATGAGGGCCAGTTCATTCCATACCCGGCGACGTTTCTCAATCAGCGCAGATTCGAGGATTCACCGAAACGGAAGCCAATTAAGAAAAAAGTTTACTACAATCACCTTCCACCAGCGCGACACGTTCCCGATTCCGAATGGAAAAGCGTTGCCGACATCGCAAAGCGTGAAGCCGAGAAATTCAGACAAGCACAAGCGCCAAACTGCGGGAGGAATTGAAGAAATGAAACCACAAATCCAACCACAGCGAACCATCACCGACTACCAGGGATTTCTACGAGGCAAGCAACAGTTCGCCTTCGGCAGCGGATTCAAACCGATCTGGATGCCCGATTTCCTTTTCGACTTCCAAAAGATTCTTGTCGATTGGTCGCTTCGCCGCGGCCGAGCGGCAATCTTCGCGGATTGTGGGCTTGGCAAGACGCCCATCTCACTCGTTTGGGCGCAGAACGTTTTCCGCAAAACCGGTCTTCCGGTCCTAATCCTAACGCCGCTTTCAGTATCACATCAATTCGTGCGTGAGGGCGAGAAATTCGA